TTTTTGTTACCACTACCAAGCATCCTGACGCGACCTGGCTTACTCTCGGCGAAGAAGCTTTGGATCAACTTCTTCGTAGGCTTAAAGTCATTGTTGAATTCTTGCCTGGAGGGCTTAAAAGATTCGACAAGGGACTTCCAGCTGACATCCCAGACAATGCAATTGTGGACCCAGCTATCGACGTTAATCTTGCAGGTAATCCCCAAGAGGAAGAAGCCGCAGCCGCCGGAGGACTTGAGTTAGAACAAGATATTAATTTTGAAGGCTTATTTGATGAAATAGATTTAATTTAATTAATTAATTACAAATCTTTAAAACTTAAAGTAGAATCAAATTGTACATTTATTGCAGTAGTGAGAGTGTCAGGAGCGGATCCATCCATATGGACGTATCCAATCATTAACACAGGACAGTAGTTTGTTGGTTGGAATCCACTGGTGAAGTCAGGATCAAATCTCAGCTTCTTTCCGGTTTTGAATCGTTTGGTCCAAGAGAATGTCTTCGTTGATCCAATCATTTGAACAGATCCAACGGCTGATGCTACGTAAGGTCCCGTCAAGTAGTGTACTTTATCATAATATTTGATAATAGCGTCAGTGTTAATTGGCGCCCATAGATCGTTCATTACGCCAGTAAAACCAACTTGTGTGAGGCCTTTCCGCAACAATTGGCTCTGCCAGAGCGTCGCATTTGATACAATCGCATCGATATTTGAGTACATTCGAGGCTGAACGATGAAAACTCTAGCGGCTAGACGAGCATTTGCAAATGTTCCGTATTGTCCTGTAGAAGGACTGTAAACTATTGCGCCTTTGACCTGTAGTTTCCACATTTCGACCTCGTTGCCGATACGTTGTGCTTCGCCAGAACCGACGCCAATATTAGGGATTATTTGTAGAATATCACCAGTTCCTGATATTCCTGAGTTAAACTGAGTAGGTTGGAGCTCTGTGTATGCCTGCTTAGTCTCTGCTTCAGAGTTTATGATCTTAAGTACCTTTCTTTTTAAGGTATTCTTAGATCGCCTAGGTTTGGCACGTTTTGCACGTTTGCCTTTACTAGTTTTTGCGCGTGATTGAGATTTGCCAGCCATGGTACCTGCCGTTTTAGCCCTTAGGGGACGTGAAATTTAGGGTTAGGGTTAGGGTCGATATTCTTTAATGATCGCCTTCCCTAAATATGTCCCGTCCAGGTACGCGGGGGGTGGGGGTATAGTATTACCCCCCACCCCCGCGTACCGCGTACCAAAAAAAAAAAATTTTTTTTTCGTATTTTATCACCGTGATAATTTACGATCAGTACGTTTTTTGTGGAATCATGGAATCAAAAGTACGTAATTCGTAAGAAAAAAGTACGCAGAGGTTAAATAAAGCTGCGCACTTCATAATAAAATGCCGTCAGCTAACCGTATGAGATCTGTCACTTGGACATTAAACAATTACACTGCAGAGGAAGTCCAGCATATCAAAGATGGACCCTTTAAGTTCCTTGTCTTCCAACAAGAAGTTGGTGCTAATGGAACGCCTCACCTCCAAGGATACGCCCAAATGGAAGGCAGCACTGCTTTCAACAAGTGGAAGCAACTCATCAGCCCCCGCGCCCACCTCGAAGCGACCAAGGGAAGCCCTCGAAGCAACTACGATTACTGCACCAAGGAGGAGACTAGAGCTCCAGGTACTAACCCCTTCATCAAGGGCGACATCCCCCAGCCTGGAGCTAGATCGGACGTCCACGAAGTGGTCGAGCTCGCCAAAGACCCCAGCAAGCGAATGCGCGATATCTGCGACGCCAACGGAGAGATCTTCGTCAAGATGTTCAAGGGAATCGCTGCTGTCCGAGTCATCTATTCAGAGCGGAGAAACTTTCAAACTGAAGTCTACTGGTTCTACGGTTCTACAGGAACTGGGAAGTCCAGGCTCGCCAACGATCTCGCTCCTGAAGCCTACTGGAAGCCCGGAGGGACCAAGTGGTGGGATGGATATGATCCAGCCGAGCACTCCGATGTCATTATCGACGATTTCCGCTCTAACATGTGCACATTTAACGAAGTCCTCCGTCTCTTCGACAGATACGAGATGCGAGTCGAGTTTAAAGGTGGTTATACAAACTTTAGACCTCGCAGAATTTTTGTTACCACTACCAAGCATCCTGACGCGACCTGGCTTACTCTCGGCGAAGAAGCTTTGGATCAACTTCTTCGTAGGCTTA